CCACGCTCTGCTGAAACTCGAGCTAAACAAGTTGCTCGCAAACCTTGGCGTCCCCCATCAATGTTGGAGACACCACCAGCACCTGAAGGTTATACCTACAGGTGGATTAGAGCCGAAATTGTCGGCCAGGAAGATAAGAAGAATGTTATGTCTAGACTTCGTGAAGGCTTTGAGCTTGTACGAATCGAAGAGATAGGAGACTTTGAACTTCCTAGCTTAGATGATGGAAAGCACGCTGGTGTCGTAGCTGTGGGTGGTTTGCTTTTGGCGAAGATTCCTAACGATACACGTGATGAAAGAAACGCCTATTTCAATGATCGTGCACAATTGCAACAAGATGCAATAGATAATGATTTGATGAGGGAATCTGATCCATCTTCTCCGATATTAAAACCTCAGAGAAGTTCAAGCGTAACTTTTGGTGGCGGTAAGAGGAAGTAGCATTCTTCTACTGCTTGAAACTAACTTTTTAGAAAAAAGGTAATATTATGGCTAACAAAGATGCACCTTTCGGTCTAAAACCAGTTGGTATCGTTGGTTCGGGTGATAATACTCAAGGAACAACCGAATACAAGATAGCTTCTGGGGCTAGCGGAAATATCTTTTCAGGCGACCTAGTCAAGATGACTAATGCTGGTACTATTTTAGTTGCTGGTGCTACAGATAATCCTGTTCTAGGCGTTTTTAGGGGATGTCAATATACCGATTCCAATGGCGATGTAATTTATTCAGCCTATTGGCCAGACGGTACTGTGACATCAGATGCGGTGGCATTCGTAGTTGACGATCCAGATGCCTTGTTTGAAATCCAAAGTGCAGCGACTGGTTCAGTTGTTCAAACCGTAGTAGGTAACAACGCTGATACAGTTTACACTTCTGGTTCAACCAAGACTGGAATCTCTGCTGTAGAGATTTCTGGAACAACTGCTGCAACTTCTGCTCAATTAAGAATTGTTGGAATCTCAACCGATCCCGACAATAGCACTTTGGGTACAGGAGCTGCTTCAGCAAACGTCAATGTGATTGTCAAAATTAACGAGCACTTCTATGCTCAAACAACAGGAGTCTAATCATGGCAATTAATCGTTCACAATTAGCAAAAGAGCTCGAGCCTGGTTTGAATGCCTTGTTTGGTATGGAATACGCTAGGTACGACTCTGAACACTCAGAAATCTTTGATACAGAATCTTCAGACAGAGCGTTTGAGGAAGAGGTACTAATCGTTGGATTTGGAAATGCACCAACTAAAGCAGAAGGAGCTGGTGTCAGCTTCGATAATGCTACAGAAGGTTACACTTCCAGGTATTCACACGAAACCGTAGCTCTTGCTTTCGCTATTACAGAAGAAGCAATCGAAGATAATCTATACGATAGACTTGGTTCAAGGTATACAAAAGCTTTGGCTAGATCTATGGCAAACACTAAGCAAATTAAAGCTGCTTCAGTATTAAACAACGCTTTCTCATCAAGCTATACTGGCGGTGACGGTGTTGCTCTTGTATCAGACGCTCACCCACTTGGTGGCGGTGGAACTTCAAGTAACAGACCATCAACTTATTCAGATCTTAACGAGACATCTTTAGAAGATGCTCTTATTAACATCTCAACTCTAGTTGATGACAGAAACTTAACTGTTGCTTTACAAGGTCAGAAACTGATCGTTCCACCTCAATTACAATTTGTTGCTGACAGATTGTTAATGACACCTGGAAGAGTAGGTACATCAGACAACGACATCAACGCTATGAAGAATATGGGAATGTTGCCATAAGGCTACGTTGTAAACCATTATCTTACTGATACTGATGCTTGGTTTGTTAAAACCGATTGTCCAGATGGATTTAAGCACTTTGAAAGAAGCCCAATGAGCACTTCGCTTGAGGGTGATTTCGTGACTGGAAACATGCGTTACAAAGCCAGAGAAAGATACAGCTTCGGCTGGTCTAACTGGAGATGTGTGTTTGCATCACAAGGTGCCTAATCTCGATTACGGGGTGGGGCTCATTATTTAGAGTCC